GTGCGCCGGGTTCCAGAACCGGCCTCATTGCCGCTCACCGCGTCACCGCCATAAATGACGTGGACAGCCGGGGAGGGCTGAGATGACTCCACCATGTCCCCAATGCTGAACGGAGTCAGCACTGACTTGAGCTCAGGCATCTCTTGTTGCAGACGCGCCACAATGGACTCTTCCGCTTCAAAGTAATTGGTGATGAGTTCGTTCATGGCCTCTGCTGACCGCGCAAACTTGGCCGCCTGATGGACTCCACCAGGCGGTCAAGTTTGCGGTTCATCTCTAATTGGAGTTCACGGCTGTCCCGCATCTGCGCCTCCACCACCGCCATACGCTCAGCAATCTTGGCGGCTTCTTGAGCCACCAACCGGCGCTCGTGATCTTGAACTGAGTGCTGCAGGTCGGACAACCACCACACGCCAGCAATACCTTGCACCACGATAGCGAAGATGACAGCCACAGGAATGTGTTTGTCAAGTTTCCAGCAGTTGTCGTCTTGTTCTGCCATATCTTCGGTTCCTTTAGTCGAGTTTGAATTCTTGTCAATACGCTGGAGCTTCTCGACATTGCACGTTTACACCAAGTTGCCATCACTGTACCTTCAAGAAGTTGCCGATGATGTCTACCACCATCTGTTCATCGTCACTGTCCAACCCCAAGAACGGACGCGCCGGTATGGTCACTTCCTTTTTCTTGGCCCACCCGCCCCCGGGAACCCGGAACGTCAGATACGGCGCAGCAGAAGCCCGAATAGTGTCACCGAAGTGCATTGTGGCAGCGTAGGGTACATTTGTCCCGTACTCCACGCCCTCGGACAGAACTGCGTGCGTCAAGGACGCCAGCAAAGTGCCGGTGTCCCGTAGCGTGTCGCCACCTTGGTTGATAGCCCGCAGGCTAGGCTGCCAAGGTGTACCGTCGGGGGCCACTTGATCAGAGAACCGCAACCGCGCATTCTCCACCAAGTTGACACCGATTTCATTCAGCAATGCGGTCTTGTCATCCCTGTCAAGCGCGAGCTTGCTCAAGGCTGACAGCACGGCACTGTCATCACCGACTGTGATGCGGACTCCGATGCTCATCGCAGACTCACTCCCCAACCGTCAACCTTTGCGGGGTTGACCATTTTGCCCAACGTGTCATCGCTGAACGCTCCGCCCGAGTAGTGGGCGCTCACTGGTGTAGCTGGCCTGGTGAGTTCTTCCGTCTGAGCAGGAGTCAAGGCCTGGTCAAACGTGAGCAACACCTTGCCAACTGCCAACTGCTCCAACCACTTGACTGTCCGTTCGTACCGATACTTGACCTCCTCAGTGGGGCGGTCTTTGTACAGACGGAATCGTGCAACGTCGCACACGGCGCGGGACAAAGGGGCTGGAACAGAAGGCAGCGGCAAGCCGTAGCGCACAGCCACGTAGCTGTTCACTTCCTCTGTGGCGTCCTCCAGGGCTTCCTGTGACACAGCCGCACTGGGTGCCCCGGTGTTATCCGGGTCTTCAAGCGAAGCAATCTCTTGCTCCCCAAAGCGTTTCACCAAATCAGCGCGGACTGCGTACATGGAAGGCTCCTATCAGGCCACGAGTTCAACGATGGTGGCAGGGCGGTTCACCAACGGCAGCTGGTTGGACTGGGCGTGCAGGTCGATGCCACGGTTGAAGTCCTTGTTCTGCTGCCGCGCATAGTACGGCAGAGCCAAGGTGTTGACCGTTTCAACGAAGTCTGCAGGCGCACCGAAGTTGCTGAAGGTTTCGTTGGTGCCGATGGGGAAGGCGTGACCTTCACCGGAGTCGATAAAGCGGTTGCCGTCCACCACGCCACGGTACTCTTCAAACGTCAGGCCACCGAAGCTGAAGCCCTTGCGCATGTCACCGCCAATGCGTTGTGCGGCTTCTGCATAGTTGGCGTAGGCTTCCTTGACCTTGGGGTGAGCCACCAGGCCGTCGAAGAACTCAGCCGACACCAGGCAGTGAACGCGCTGCATCACTTCGCCGTGCAGGTTGTCTTCAATGTGACGCACAACTTCCATGCACTTGGCGCGGACGTCAGTGGCTGCATTGGACAGGACGAAGGTGACGGTCTTCTTGGTGACGCCGAAGGCCGCAAAGTAGTCTTCGATGACAGAACCGTCAGCGTCCAGGACGATGCCCTTCAGCGCGGTCATCTTGCGCCATTCAAGCGTCTGGTCAATCTTGTTCTTCATGGTCTGGAGTTTTTCGTTGACCTTGGTGGCAACGGTTTCCAGGGTGTTTTCAGAACCGAATTGACGGATGCCAATCACGTCCGCAGCCAGGACGGTGTCCTCCAGCGGCATGTGCGGAATGTTGAACGAGCGCACGTTGCGCTTGCCCACCTTGTTCTTCGGCGCGGGCCCCCCCCAGGGAGTGGTGGGCACGAGCGTCAGAACGCCATTTTGCATTTCGATGGTGACGGTCTTGACGGACTGTGCGCGGAATGCGAACAAGCCCAGTTCATTGACGCGGCCATACATGTTGGGAAGGACGTTGATAGCTTGGCTCAACTGAGTCAGGCTGAAACCGTCCTTGAACGGGTCTATCATCATGATGCGGGTTTCCTTTCAGGTGGTGTTGTGGTTAGGCTTCAGCCGAAGCGATGATGCCCGCGGCCTTCAAGTCCGCCATGGCAGCGTCTTTGTCAGCTTGGAGCAGCCCGGTCTTCCACACCAGGCCGCTGGGTGCGACTTTGGCGTGACGGGCGATGATCACGCCCTTGACGGTGGCAGCGCCGGTGATGACTTCTTCAGCCATGATACCGACGACAACACCACCACCATCCAAGTCGGTGTTGTCATATTCAACAACCTCAGTGCCAACAGCGTTCAAGCCGACAACAGCACCACACTTGAGGGTTTGGTTGGCGGCCACGGTGACAACGTCACGCGAGTAGCGGCCAATCTCATCCTCTTCATACAGGAGCCAGTCACTGGCGCGACCCGGCTCGTTCTTGACAGCGGAGACCATAATGTCTTTCCTTTCGTCTATGGGTTAAGGGACAGCGGGTCAGGCTCGCTTGCTGAATTGTGCTGCGCGCTTTTCAGCGTCAGCCATCAGCGGGTTGCTTGCGGGTGCAGTGGTCTGCGCGGGTGCGCTGCCACCGTTGGCCTGGTGTTGGAACAACGCAGCGGTCTGCGGAGCGGAGGCACCGCCAGCAGGCTTCTTGAACTGTTCACGCATCACCTTGGCCGTGGCGTCAAACGCTTCCTGCGGCATGGCGCTGAACGCCTTCGCTTCTGCGTCGTCTGCCTTGTATTCGCGACCGATGTCGGTGAACAGGTGCTGGACAGCAGCAGCACGGGCTTCAGAACTGAATTTGGTCAGCTTGTCGGTGGCATCCGTAAGTTGCTTGCTCAGGTCGTCCTTGCTGGCTTGGAGCGATTTGTTCTCGGCTTCCAGCGCAGCAACGCGATCTTGAAGTTGCTTCAAGTCCATTGCGCTTTCTCCTTGTGAAGAGGGTGAAGTATCACCGCCTCGCGACATTGCTGCGGCGGAAGTATTCGAATCCCATCCGGTGGCCGTGAAGCTCACCTCGACGATTTTCGAATTTTTGAACACAGTGATTGGGCCAGCAAAGGTGTGCCCGTTGACCACTGTGTTGGAGCCCTGGAGCACTTCTTCAATGCTGCCGGGTTCAATGTGGACGCTCATCTGCCACGGGAAGCCTTCGTCTGACTCCTCCGCCACTGATGTGCCGTGTTCGTTGCTGAGCAGGTTGCCGCTCACCGTGAGCCCCACCTCGTTGCTGATGCTGGAGGCGGTCACGTAGCCGCACCGTTGAGACCGACTGTGGTCAATCAACGCGGGCAGTTTGTCCGGTACGCTCAGGGTGGTCAGGTCGAACACCACGCTGCCCCAGTACCAATGACCAGTGATGACGTCGCCCGAGTACGCCACGCCGCTGAACTTGCGCTGGCGCTTTTCGCCCGTGCCGTCCATGCTGAACTTTGCTTGGGCTGTGAGCGAGAACTGCCGGTTTTCGGCGTTCAGTTCTCGCTTGGTGGCATCTGCCATGGTTGAAACTCCTAAATGTCGGTCTGTCGTTCGTTGCTGGCGCTTATAACTGAAGGCCGGAGCAAAGTAAAGCCGAAGTTGCTATTTAGAGCAAATTTAGCCCTTACCCACCCCGCCCTGCAGCCTTTTGCTCAATAAGTGCACCGCTCTGCTCTCTGCTGCTCAGGCTTTGCGCTTAGGAGCACCGCTCAGGTCACTCCCGGCCTCATCTGCCTGCTCTTTGACCTTGGCCTTGGCCTGCTGAATGGCCTTCTTCAGCTGAGGCTGCTCGCCCTCCAAGTCCTCACCGAAGGCGTCCAAGCCCTGACGCACCCCCGCGCCGTAGTCCTCGCCGGGGTTCCAGTCCCAGCCTTCATCCGGGTCAACCTCCGGGGCTACGGGCGTGACCCCGCGCTTCTGGGCTTGCTTCTCTGTCAGGCTAATCACCGTGCACCGGCAACGGTAGCCGGAAGGCGGGTAGTGCGTCTTCCACCAAGGGTCATCGTGGTGGAGCACAGTGTTGTCCATGACCAAGTGGGAGGGGCGTGTGCGGCTGTCGTTGATGGCGTCATACATCAGATAGGGTCGGCTCGAGCTCACTGTCTTCTGCTGTTGCCAACGCCCCCGGTTGTACGCCACCTGCATG